GGATTGCAAAAACTGTCGCCCTCATTCTCTCCTCCCCGATCTGTGTACAGCAGACTCCCAAACTACGGCTTTCATCTTCCCCGGGACTCTGCTCCTGAATCCGCACGGGTAGACCCAGCCAGCCTTCAGTAGCGTCGCCAACGTGTCCCTCACGGTGTCGACGTTCATCTTCGTTGCTTCGACGATCTCCGCCACCGTCATCTGGCCGCCACGGTTGAGCGCCTCGACAACCTCGATTACGGTTACTCTCACTGGTTCCCCGCCGAGATGGTTGCAGACGTGCAACTGACCTGCACGCCAGCGTTGATCGAAGTCGTGTTCAGGTTGAAGTCGGAGCCCGATGTGCCGACGTTGAAGTCTGCTACGAACGTCCCCGACGAGTCGACCATGCGGCCCCAAGTGGCGGTGCCGGTGTTGTCTGCGCTCGAGTCCGCAGTGATCGAGTTGAACGTCAGCGTCGATGAGCCACCGGTGGTGCCGGACGCGTTCGGCGCGCACGGGTCGGAGAACGTAAGCTCCGCGAGGAGCGTCGTCACCGTGCCGCCGGTAGACGGACGCGTCCCGCTGTAGACGCGGAAGAGGCCCGCGCCGGCTCCTGCGTCGATTGCGTCGCGGATCTGGTTGAGCATGTTTGCGCGGATGGAGCCCGCGAGAGAAAGTTGCTGTGCCATCTACACCCTCTTCCAAGTCGTGTGGCCGCCGTACCCGATGCTTTCGCCCTCATCCAGAACGATCCCCTGAGCCTTCAGGAGCCCACGGATTTCGTCGACGCGGGCGAAGTCGAGCGACTTGCGCGCGAGGTCGAAGGTGGCGACCAGATTTTCGACCTCGTCATCCGTGTACCGGTGCAGCGGCTCGGAGCGCCGGTACGTCTCCATCCGCGACAGCACCCACTTCTGTGCACCCTCGTCAGCCTCATCTCGAGACTCAGCAGAACCAGAACCCTCCTCCAGAAGGTGGATCGGTTGTGGCGACTCCTCCCACAGCTTTTGGATCAGCTTCAGGCGAGCCTCACGCTGCTCCTCAGTCGCGCCAGCGGGCAGGTCGGGCGGATACGTAGGCCACGGGACATCCGGACGCTCACTCGATACGACTCCGCCGTGCCTCCAAGCAACGGGGTCGTACGATAGGATCTTGGCCGACCACTTGTAGGCATCACCTTCTGTGACGACGATCTCCCAGTAGGCGGAGTAGTCGTTCTTGGGGTAGTCCCACACCTTGATCAGGCTGACTTTCTTCGGTCGCTTCATTCCTCGTCTCCGAACAGTTTCGACACCGTCTCGCGAGCCTTGGCGATCTTCGACTGGATGTCGGCAAGTTCCACCTTCTTCTCCTCGACCTTCTTCTCAAGGTCACCGAGCTCTGCCTTCATCTGCGCGATCTCGCCCCTCGTAGCCTCCACCGTCTCGCGGGACGCCTTCGCAATCGACTCGGCCCTCGCGTTCGCGTTCGAGATGATCTCGTCGGCCCTACGGTTAGACTCCGCGACCTTCGCCTCACACGCAGCCTTCGTCGACTCAAGGAGTTCTGTCGACTCACGCTGCGCGTCACGGAGCGCACTCTCGGCCTTCGCCGTCTCCTCCGCGACCCGACGCTTGATGTTCTGGAACTCGGCCAACGCAACCTCCTTCTGCTGACCAAGCTCCGCGATTGCGGCCTTCAGTTCGTTGACGTGGTCCTCGTGGGCACCAATCGTGCGGATGACATCCGCCGCCTCGTTGACGTCGCGTAGGATGCGCGCAAGCTGATCGAGGCTCACAAGCGCACGGTGATAGTTTTCAGTTGCCATTCAGACCTCCTTGCCGCCGCGTCCACGACGCAGGAACATGGTCACGTTGATCGACGAACCTGTGCCGCCAGAAATCGATGGCCGCTGGTACCGGACAGCCTCGAGCACCTGCTTGATCCCGGCGGCTGTGAGACCAATCACCACCCCCTGCGGGTCACTCAGGTTCGCAAAGTTCGTCCCATCGTTACTCCCCTGCAGGTTCACCGTCGCCCCACCGAGCGTCCCGGAGACTTGGATGCTGCGGTCAGAGTAGTCCGCAAACTCGGTAGGAACCTGTTCGAACGTGTCGCCATTCGTGGCACCCGTCCACGTAATGACGACGGAGTTGTTGCTGATGCGACTCACCGCCGCAGAAATGACTGCCATCTACTTCTCCCTCAGATGCCTGACCCAAGTCGGGCCTTGATATCAAGCTCCCTCTGCTGCATACGCTCTTCGTGCCGCTGCTGCAGAAGAAGTTCCGTCATCCTCGCCTTCACATCCTCGAGCTTCATCTTGTTCTCGTTCGCATACTTGATCACCTCAAGCTCGTACTGCAGGTTCATCTTCTGCATGTCGGCCTGACGCTCACGCTCCGCATCCTGCACCGACGCCTGCAGCTTGGCGCTATCAAGCTGCGCCTTGATCTGCGCGACCGCAACCTTCGGATCCTGCGGCTGCGGCTGCTGCTGCATCTGCTGGATGATGCGTGTCGCCTCATCTTCGCCGACGAGGATGCTCTTGGAGTCGATCTGGTTCATCTCGTAGACAGACTTGAGCCAGTCGTAACCCTCGTTCTTGTGGAACTTCGCAAGGACAGGGTGTAGTACGTAGGTTGCGATCTGCAGCAGCATCTGCTTCTGCATGTCACGCTGGATGAGTGCCGACGAGCCGCGCGCGTCGATCTGGAAGTCGCCCTTGATCGAGTCGTCCTCGTTGTACTGCATGTTCCAGTCGTAGAAGCGCGAGATCATCGTGTCCGTGATGGAGTCGTCGATTGTCTTCACGACCCTGCGGAGCACCGTGTTGGCGTTGTTGTGAAGCAGAGTCAGCGACCCGACCTGATCTGGCGCGCGCCCCTGATTCCCCTCCAGAAGGGAGGGCAGACTCGACTCATCCTCCGCGAACTGCAGCGCCCGCTCGATGATCGCCTGAATCTCGTTCTGCCGAGTATCGAATTGGTAAGTCTTGAACGCGTGCCCGACGTCGACTGCTCCATCCTTCGAGAACCAGATCTTCGAACCAGTGAGCGCCCAAGACTTGTCAGCAGGTTCGATCAACTTGCGGTTGATGACGATCTGTCCGCCGGATGACAGTGCCGCGTTGTCCATCATCATCCTCCACCCGGCAGTCACGACCTTCGACGGATTCCGAAGGATGTACGGGATGCCGACACCGAACATCTGCCCCTCGATCCGTTCGTACTGCGCCACCGAGTACGGAAGCTCACCGGAGTCGAGCGGATTCAGGTACGCCTTGATCGGTCGCCCGTTGCAGATAAACACGCACCCACTGACGGCATCCTGACGCTCATCATCGTTCTGGCACTCGCACCCGTCGACACCGGCAGCCTCAAGGTCGCCCTTGGTAAATTCACCGTGCACGATGTACACGTCGAAGACCGCGTCATCTGGCGTCACATACTCGCCCGGCACGATACGGTCGACGCCAGCCCTGCGGCCCTTGGCAGCCTTGGACGCCTTCGGCCCCTCGTTCAGGCACTCGTTGATCTGGCTTGCGATGTACCCGTTCTGCCCCCGCAACTCGCGGAGAGTCTTCGCGTTGAACTCCTCGACCTCGACGACGTAGCGTGCCCGCTCGATCTCACCGCCTGCAGCCGGGTCTGGGTAGAAGTTCCACGGGCTAACCCTCGTGACCGCTGGCGCATACTTCTCCTCGATCTGTAGCGCCCACCCACCCTGCAGCTTCATCCAACTTTTGCTGACGTACCGCTTCACGAACGGACCACGCAGGATCATCGTCCCGAGGACGCAGAAGTCCCAGATGCCCTTGCGGAATTCGGCGTTGTAGTTGCACTCGACGAGTTGGTCCTCGATCTCCCGCTCCATCCGCTTCGCACGCTCAGCCGCCTCCTCGATGGCCTGCTTCGCAGCGTCAGCGGCAGTCAACTCTGTGCCGTCCGGCTTCATGATCGGCTGCCCACCAACCGTCAGCACCGTGTCGCGACCCTTGAGCAGGTCGGACGAAAGGTCCGGGTTCGGCGTCGGCCTGATCGCGAAGTTCTTGTCGTCCGTCGGCAGCATCATCTCCGAGATGCGCGAGATCGCCGCATTCGTCTTCGGGCGAGTGATGTTGACCGAGATTCGGCTGCGCGTCTGCCGGTCGCCAGATACGACCGCATCGGTCGCACCCTCCTGCGCCATCTGCGTCATCGACCTGTACGACTGCTGCGTGATCTCGGACCCGTAGTACTGACGCAGATCCTCGATCCACCGCGACTCGATTCCGCTCGCGTCGCGCGCACTGATCGCTTCGTCGATCAGCTTCTGTACCGCGACACCGAACGCCTCGAGCCGGCCAAGCACCTCATCTTCACTCGGCGGATAGTTTTCCGTTTGCATCAGTAGCCCACAACCTCATCGAATGGTCTGAATGCGGCGACGACGGGGCCGCCCTTCTCTTTCCTCCGCACCGGCTCAGCGAACGTCAGCGCAAGCGCGTCTGCGATGTCGGGAGATTTCTCTTCCCGCTTCCGCATGTTCTCCTTCGACTCGATGCGGAGTCGCCCCGAACTGTCGTACGTGTATCCGGGCGCAGTCAGGTCGGCGAGGATCTCGTCCGACTGCGGCAGCGAGCACGGGAACTCTTCGAGCCACCGCTTCATGTTCCCCCACATCTCGGCGCGCCTGTTGACATACTTGTCGTTCTCGATGGCACTCTCCGCAGCGTTCACCGCGAAGATGACGTTCTTGGACTCGTCATCCTGCGCCCCGTACCCAAGCTCACACAACCGGTCGTAGACGCCTGCGCCGATGCCGATCACGTCGACGAATACAGCATCTGGATTGTGCGCCTCAATGAATCGGGCCACGATGCCAGCAACCTCCATCGTCCCCCGCTTCGCGTACGTCTTGACTGCCCTGACCTTGCGGCCCTGACGGACCACGATAGCCGTCCGGTCGTCACCGTACCTCGCTGGGTCTACGCCCACGACCATCGGGCCCGACGGCACAACGGATTGCATCGCCTGCGCCCGCACGACCAGACTGCCCGGAATGAACGAGTCTCGAGCGTCCGATACGAACGCTTCCTGCCAGTTGCACGGATACTCCGCATGAAACCGGTTGACGTCGCCGTCGAAGTCGTTGGCGATTTTCCATCTGCGCCACACGAGGTGCTCGTCGGTGAGGCCCTTGTCGCCGTAGACCTCGACAAGCTGGTCCTCCTCTGGCGAACGCACCCACCCGTCAGGCACAGGGAGCGTGTACTCCGTCTGCCAGAACCACGGGATAAAGATCGGCAGATAGTCGCTCGACCCGTTGATCGCTGCCTTCCACCGCCGATAGAAATCGTTGTTGACTCCGTTCGCGGTCGACTCGACGATAACCTCCGTGTTCGGCAGCAGCGGCACCGTCTGACCGAGCCCCGCCCAATGCGCCTCCGGCGTCGGCCAGTATGCGTACTCTGACGCGTGCAGATACTGCGCCGTCCCAGACCGGCCCGTCTCGCGCGTCCCGGCCGTCGCAACTTCGTATCGACTATCGAGCAGGTCGAACCAGAGTTCCTTCGCGTTCGCAGCACCAGTCGACGGTCTGAACTCTGGCGGCGTGTTCTCGTGGAACCTGATCGCCATCGCGTACAGGTTGTCGCTCGCCCGCTGCTCGTGCGCCACGACGTACGCTTTCGCTCCAGCACGGTGTTTCAACCGCCAGTTGAGTCGCCCTTGAATGTAGGTCGAGATGCCCTGCTGCCGACCTTTGAGGATGATCGCGCGGACCCACCCCTTTTCCTTCAGTTGACGCTCGATCAACTCGTGGACATGAAGCTGCGCCCGGTTGAGCTTGAACGGCACAAGCTCGCCGCTCTTGGACAGGACGCGCTGGAACACGTACGCGTAGAACCGGTAGTCCTTCGCACCGCGTCCTACGACGTCGGCAGTGTCCAATGTCACACGTTCAGTCGGCCCGTCCATCGGCCACCAAGCAGATTCGCTCGCGCTTCATCTTGTAGCGCACCGTCACGTCGCCACGGACTACACGTACAACATATAGCCCGTCTTCGTACTCGTCATACCACGGGTTGTGTATCACGTCGCCCACCACGATTCCTGCCCTCTGTGCAGGTCCGCCGGGCGACACCTCGATCACTCGTCCGCTCCACGAGACCTTGACTCCGACCCCGAGGTAACTCTCATCGCACGCGAGGCCGCCGCCGTCTGCTGCAGCGAAGCTCAGGCTCGTTCCTTCGAGGATCACAACCTGCTGCGGATGCTGCTTCTTCTCCGTCTCACTCGGCTGCCACAGTAGCGCCACGATCAACGCTCCGTGTAGCACAACCGACAGAGTGAGCCACGTTAAACGCACAACGCCCACCACAGCATCACGATCACGAACGCTGCGACCGCGACTGCAACAGCATCCGGCAGATGGCTGCGACGCCTCAGCGGAGCATCGAGCAGGTCGTTCGCCAGATTCACTCTTGCGATCCCTGCGTGGATTGCACTAACTCCGCGTCGTACTGCTCTGCGAGCAACCGCCATTTGGACTCCCACTCGTTCTCTGAGCCCTCTTCGTCCAGCCCGTACGTCTTTCTTTCGAGCGGAACAAGCTTCGCAAGTACATTTGCCAGTTTGTCCACCGCACCAATTCGCACCTGCATGGTTGCCGCCTCGATGGCCGCCCTTACTTCGTCTTGGTCCAGCCCCGCTTCTGCCCCGATCTGGATCAGCCGCTCCCGCGTTAGGCCCTTCCTCTGCGCGACCGACAGGCTCATCAGTTCATTGACGAGCGTCGTCCAGATTTCCCGTAGCTGCAGCATCGACGACTTGTGTCGTTCGACTACGTCTGCCCCGACTTCCGCCGCCGCCTCGACTGCGCTCTTCGCAAACCCAGTGGCGCTTTCCAGCTTCTTCGTGTACTCGCGCTCGATCACCTTCGCCCGCGTGGCGAGTCGCACGGAGTCCGTCAGGTCGCGCGTGATCCCGAGCTTCCGCATATGGCGCGAGATATTGGTCGCCGATACGCCGTACTTCGCCTCCAGAGCGGCCAGCGTCAGCCGCCCCATCCTGTACTCGACTTCGATGGGATCCCAGTCGATTGGCCTACGACCGGGCCGGTGTTTCGGTTTCTGTTGCGCCATCCTCTTTCCCGAGTTCAGCCGCCAACTTGCGGAGAATTTCACCCCTCGCGGAGCCGACGTGGACGGTGAATACGGCTCCGCCGCTACTTGGTGACTCGATCAGGAGCCTGATTTCTCCGGCTACCGTCTCCTCGACGCTCACTCTCCAGCCGCTTGGCAGCATCCCTTCTCCTCTCCGCCTGATACGCCGCAGCGTGCGCCTCATATCGTGACCAGAACTGGGGCCACAGTGGCCACCGCTCAGGAACCGACGTTGTGACTGCCGCTGCGATGATGATCTCGATCACGCCACCCTCCTGTTACATGTCACACTGTCACATGTATTGACTTTTCTGCCTCGCCGCATTAGATTCCCGGCCACCGGCAGATGTTCTGCCAACCGCGCCTCGGGGATCAGGGGCTGGAGGCTAGGATGACCGAAGCACTTCGAGCGCAACGTGATGCAATAGCTCAGGCACTGAACGAACTCCGGCTGGCCGCCGCATCGGTCAAGAAGTCGAGCGTCATCACCCACAGGCGAGTCCTTGCGCGAGCTTTCGCCGACGCCGCCCTCGCGGCGCTTGGTAACATCTCGGACGACGAAATATTCAAGCTGTTTGGGTCGTACGACGACCTAGAGCAGTTCGAGCCCTGACGCGCTACGCACTACACGCCCGCCACCCGGCGGGCTTTTTTTCGCCTAGACGGCCCTGTTCTGATCCGCCTTCTCCTTCGCCTTTCCAATCGCCCCGCAGATCGCTTCGGCCACCTGCTCGTCGGGGCTACCGGGCTGCGCGACGATGACCGCCGCCACCTCATCCTTCCCAGCCTCAGTCAGGTACATCACATGCGGCTTCTGGCCGCAACCTGCGCGCCCGGTGATGTAGACGGTGACGGCGAGCTTCCTTCCATCCTTCCACAACAGCGCGGCATTAGCTCCATATGCTGTATCCCCGTCCGGGAGAGGCACAACACGTAGTGTCCGCAGGTTTACGACGGCGGTTCCTTTGTCGAACTCAACCGTCACTTCGTCAGAGTACGCAAGAACCGCGAACGCCGAGACCAGAAACACCACGAGCGCGCCGACCTGCTGGATCCATCTCATATGAGCCTCCATCCGACCTCTACCGCAGCGACTCCTGACGATCCACCTAACGGCGGCACGACCCTCAACGTCACGGACGCGTCACCGAACCTGATGCGGCATAGGGCCCCGGCAGCTGGTAGAACCGCCTTACCCGGATACCCGGTCGCGGCCCCGACGAACACGCCCGCGCTCACCGGCCCGACCTTTACCGGCTCAAAGTCCGCTAGCGCGTACGCGCTTCCTTTTCCCCACGAGTTACGGTATGCGCCAAATTGCACGTTGCCAAACCTGACGCCTACGCCCGGATTCCTCTCGACGTACGGCTCACCGTCGCCCCTGATCCGGTCGCCATGCCTGCTCCCAAGGTGGAGCACCACCTCGGACGCTGCAGCACACATCGGCAACACGGCGGCAGCGGCAGCGAGTATCAGCCGGATCATGAGAGCACCAGCAGCAGAGAAACGAACACGACCGCGAGCCAGAGGCAACCGATTGCCTCAAGGTGCTCGTCGTAGCTCATTGCGTGGCGCTCGCGTACCTGATCGAACGGTCGAGATACGAGATCTCGAACCGCCACCCCTCGATAGTTTCGTTCAGGTCGTCGATCAGGTTGTCCATGCACTCCTCACACTTGCAACAGTTCCGCAATGCGAGCCCAACCACCGCCTCCACCTGATCTGCGGTCATCACGCCGGTAGTAGCTTCCGGAGACGTAGTCATGGAGATCAACCTCAATCCAACTGATTGGAACATCTGCGTCGTATACCCCGACCAGAAACGGCGTCAGCGAAACAACTTCCTTCGGCGAGCAGTGGAACTTTGCCCCGCCGCAAGAGTAAACATAGACTGGCGATCCATTTTTTGTGGCTGCGCTCTTGATCGCCTCCGCATAGTACCTAGTCGTCTCGGGATTGACCCACATTCTTATCGCCTAGTACTACGTCCTTCACGTACTGCTGCAGCAGCCTCAGCCGCTCTTGGTCTTCGCGGCAGGCTCCGTAGTTTTCGGCGACTGTTTCGGCAGCGTCTTTAGCGGAGACGGGGGCCGCATCAGTTCCGACGGAGGCGGAGGGATCGGGTTCACGACCAGTGGCGGCGGCGTCGTGGAGCACGCGCCAACCAGCAGGCAAGTCAGGAGTATCGCTCGGCACATAGACTTCGACCCTTTCCCTGATCACTGACGTAACGGTCCTGATCTTCTCGACCTCGACAACCGCCGCCTTCGCTAGCTCTGCAACGGCTTCAGAGTTCCTCGCGTACAGGATCGCCTCGACCCTCTTCGCCTCAGCCTCAGCCTCTAGGCGGACCTTCTCGCGCGCGAGCCACGCGTTCCGCTCTTGCCAGATGCCGAACGCTCGGCCAGCGATAAACACCGAAAGAGCAACCGCCGCGTAAGTCAAGATTCTCATCCAGACCGTGACGCCCAACGTCGGCATGAACGGAATCATCCGAAGATTGCTTTCTTGATCGCCGGAATCAGACCATCATCCGACGACGAGACTTGATCAAGAATGTGGCGAGCGTAGCCCCACACGCCCCACGCTACTGCGCCGACGAGTCCGCCTGCTGGCAGCACAAGCTTCGTCGCAGGAATACCGAGGTAGCGCGAAGCAACTTCAGCCGCGAGTTCCGCGAATAGAAACCCGGAACCGATTGATACGATCCCGTACCGAAGGAGTTGCATCCGACTCTCAGGCGGCTTCGTCGCCGCCATCACCGCTGCGCCGACCGCCGAGGAGGCGATTGCGACCCCCTTCGCCGTCAGACCGGGGTCGATGCCGCCGCTCGGTTCTGCCATTTGACCCATCTCCTCTATCCGCACTTCCCGAAAACCTGATCTCGCGCCTCAGCAACAGTGAGCCCGCCAGTGATCTGGATGTGGGCGTACTCCCTCATCGTGCGCCACCTAGCGGCCCACTCGAATCCTCTCGCCTCCGCAAGCTGACCGATTGCTTCCCACAGCGCCCAATCGTCACCCAGCGTGCCCCATACCGGCTTCCCTGCGCGAACCGGCACGAAGTCAATCGCGCGGCGGTATTGGTGCCAACTCTCCCACGCGCGCGCGTTCGTGACGATCCGACCCGGTTTCGTTCTGCCGATTGCGAACAGTTCGTCCTGCTCCTCTGGCGACCTGTAAGTGCAGGTGATGATCAAGTCGAGCTTGTTCGCTGCACAGTCGTCAAGCCACCGCCACGCCGCCTCCGCGACTTCCGGAAGCAACTCCTCGATACTCCTACTGCTCATCGTCGTCCCCGTCAGACAAGAACGACCAGACCATCATCGCCGCGACGACAGCAACCAGCAGGATTGCAATCAGAGTTTCATTTGCCATAGTTTCCGCCTACCTGCGCCACGGAGTGCACGACACGAACGCCCACAGGAAAACGCCCACAAAAACGGCGACCAGCAGGATGTCGATCAGAGTATCGATCTCCATAGATTCCACCTATCGAGTGGTTGCGGGGGCGGGAATCGAACCCGCGACCTGACGGTTATGAGCCGTCTGCTCTGCCCCTGAGCTACCCCGCTATAGGGCCCCGTGACGTGGGGCATCCGACCGTCTGCAGTCTGGCGAACGGGTTCGACGGTTCTGTCGGGCAACCGCCCAGAAAAACAAACGGCCCGAGCACCGGGCCGCTACGAATCGTGAGGGCGCACTTCGCCCCCGGATTCAGACTACCACAGATCGGGAAAGTTCGCGTTTTGGTGTCTCTTTTACGCAACAAGCGAATGTGAGTGGTTGACAACTGACATCTGACAAGCTCATAGTTCGCACATCTGCAGCACGGTGCTGCCACCCGCGCCTCGGGGAGTCGGGGGCGAGGATAAAAGCATGGAAGTCTTCGCAGCATTCGCGGTCGCAATCCTGCCGAACGGCAGGATCGCGGGCACGACCCGCCCGGGCGGCGGAGTCGGCCTGCCCGGAGGTAAGGTCGAGCCGGGTGAAAACCCGGTTCAGGCTGCCGTCCGTGAGGCGGCAGAAGAGGGGTGGAACGTGGGCGGCTTCGTACACGCCGTCAACGACAAGCTTGTCGACGGCAAGCTTGTTATGTGGTTCTCGTTCGAGCGCGCCGAGCGGCGCGCCGAGTGGAAGGAGAGGGGCCGTGTGGAGCCCGTCGAGTTGACCCTCGACGAGCTTGCCAACAGCGGCATGGGGAACGACAAGGTCGCCCTCAAGATCAAGCGGGCGACCGAGATGCTTCCCTTGCTGCGCGCTGCCGCCCGCGCTACGAACACGAAGGCAACCGACGCGAAGCTAGTCGCCGCTGGGGCGGCTGGCGCGTGGCCAAACGTCGACTTGGCAGACGACGACCCGCGCGAGATGTACAGGTACATCGCTGACGCGATGCACCGTATCGGCGTCATCGTGTACGGGGGCATCCCGCACGCGCACACGAAGCCAGAGGCGTTCGTCGAGTGGGCCGAGATGGCCCGTAAGGAGGCAGCATGAGGGTAACAAAGAAGAGCGTCCTTCTTGAATACTCGGCGTGGCGCCAATTCTGGGGCGCCTACGAGCAAGGGTCGCCACACGACCGCGTCGTGGCGTACCCGGTCGAGGATGCTAAGCGCATCCTCTGCATGACAACCGCACAGATCAAGAAGGCGCATTGGTACGACCGCGCGCCGGGGTACACGTGCGCCACGATCTCAGAGGTGCTGTACGCGCACCTCGGGCCCGGGCGGGTCATCCGTCGCGGACACAAATTCGAGTAGTGGAGTGACATCGCGTGAACGCGGGATATGCACAAGTCGCGCGTCCTACCATGATTGGCACAAACAACGGAGGCTGAATGAAACAGTGTGAATACATCTTCGACGAGATTCTTAGGGCTTGGGTCGCGGCCCCCAAGCCTAAGAAGAAGTTCCGCGTCACCATCTCGGACGGCGTGACCGAGTATGAGACGGTCAAGCTGTCTCATTCTGCAGCGTCGGCGGCTCTCGCCGCAGAAGGAGAGTTCGTGTTTGAGCCGCTGTACGTTACCGTTAAGATGGAGGGCTAGGGATGATCATGATCAACTTCGGTCTGACGACCAACAAGGGCGGGGACGTGTACCCGCACGAGGTACTCTCCGCAATGACCGACATGGGTCTCCACCCAATGGGGGTATGCTTCGCTGAGTCGGACACCGAACCGACTCTCATTTGCGAGATCAGCCGCGAACCGTCGCCCGATGAGGCGGCTGCGTTGTGCGAGAGGTTTTCTCAAGACTGCTTCGCGGTGTACGACAACGTCGCGAAGAAGGGGTCCCTGCTCGGGCCGAAGGCTGCCGAGTGGGGCGACTTTAACCCGCAGTACTTCCTGATTAACTGCATGGGCACGCGGCTGTCGCAGGCCGCCTGAAAGGAGAATGGAATGGCACACGATCTGGATTTCACGACTAGCCGCCCCGCCATCGCATTCGCCGGTGCCGAACCGTGGCACCGGTTCGGGGCTCAGATTGACTCGGACGCACCAATCGAGGTCTGGCGGCACAAGGCTGGGCTCGCGTGGTCGGCCCTCAGTTCCGAGGTTTTCTACGGGCCGGTAAGCGGCGGCAACATGAGGGTCGTACCGAACCGGGTGGCGCTCTACAGGAGCGACACGGGCGGCTTCCTCTCCATCGTCTCGGACGACTACAAGGTCGTCCAACCGTGGCAGATCCTGCAGTTCATGCGGGACATGGTCCACCGCGCCGGGTTCCGCATGGAGGTCGCTGGGGCCCTGCTCGGTGGCCGCAAAATCTGGGCCCTCGCCCGGGTGAACGACGGGGCACCAGTGATCGGGCATGACGTTGTCCGCCCGTATATCCTCGCCGCCACGTCGTACGACGGCACGATGGCGTCGACGTTCCGGTTCACCTCGATCCGCGTCGTGTGCAACAACACGCTCCGCATGGCGGTGGCGGAGGCGTCGAAGAAGGATGGCGCAGTCGTCGACTGCGTCAAGGTCAACCACTACGAGCACCTCGACATCGACGAGGTGCGCCGCAAGCTCGGCATCGTGCATGACGCGTGGGATCGTTTTCTCATCAACGCGCGCCTGCTTGCCGAGTCCAAGGTCGACCGGTCCTTCGCCAAGGACTTCCTCGCCAAGGTCTTGCCGCACCCGAACAACAAGCCCATCGAGGAGACGCGGTCGTTCAAGAAGATCCTCGCGCTATTCGACGGTGATGAGCCGATGGCCACGACGCCTGAGGCGAAGGGCACCGCGTGGGGTCTGCTTAACTCCGTTACGTGGTACGTCGACCACGTCATGGGGCGGAATGACACGCGCCTCGACTCCGCGTGGTTCGGCAGGGGTGACGAGATCAAGTCGCGCGCCGCCGACGCCCTCGTCGAGGCAGTTTCCTGAAGTAACGGGGGCCGGGGGAACCCGGCCCCAACGGAGGCGACAATGAAAACCGCAACCTTCGTCGCAATGCTGGCAGCCGTCGCAAGCTGCGCTGACGCGCAACCGATCAGGCAGCAGCGGATGGACGACAAGTTCTCTGTCGAGCTTCGCATCCTTCCGAAGGACGAAGTCGTCGAGACGTGCCGCTCGTTCGGGATGTGGCCCAACCTTACCGTCGAACAGGTCCGGCGGTCAGACAACGTGGGCTGCAACGTCTACTACTTGGACAGGAAACACTGCGTGATCTACGCCGCGATGCCGCGTAACATGGGCGACCTGATCCGGTTCGAGGTGCTTGGGCACGAGCTTCTGCACTGTGCAATTGGTAACTACCACGACTAGCAAAGGAGGCTAGGGAATGAAGTTCTACTTGGTCAGTCACCTTGGAAAGGACGTCGACTGCTGCATGAGTAAGGCCGACGCGATCAACGCTGCCAAGAACCTTAACCGGATCGGCGTCCATGTATACGAGATGGACATCCAGGTTAACGCAGAATCGATCAGACGAATCCTCGGTGACGTCGGCGGATACGCCAAGAAGGTTAAGACCGTGTACTCCATCCACTAGGAGGTTGACATGAAACGCGTCTGCAGGTGCAATGCTTACAGGTTCCCGCACAGACCTCTCGGTGGCGCGTGCGAGATGCGGACCGAGGATGACGAGTGGATAGAGTACCAGCGCGAGATCCTCGAGGAGGTGTACGCTGCCGAGTCGCGCGAGGTGCGGTCCATACAGTATCGTATCGCGTCGGCAGCATGAAACCCAACCAACCGGCTGAATGAAAGGAGAAGCAATGCGTGACATCGAGACCATCACCGAAAGCAACCGGCAGGCTTCCGCGATCTATGCCGCCAAGAGCAGGACGCCGATGCCAGTCTGGAAGGACGACCTGTCGAGCCAACGGGTCGTGAAGTCACTCGTCAAGGCCATCCCGTACGTCGATAAGCCTGAAGGGTTCCAGCTTGTCGGCGTGATCTCGACGAACGACGACGTCGAGGGTGCCCTCGTCTCGAATGGTGGGGGCCGCTACTACGGACGCATCGCGCCGGATGCAATCGGCGTCTTCGTCAAGGAGGGGGCCGTCCCGGTGTTCCCGACCCGCCTCTAGACGTCGACACCTCGCCTCCTGAGTGGCGGCGAGATGTTTCGGAGGGCGCTCCTTAAGAGCGCCTTCACTTTTTCGCGCGCCATCTCGCTGAATGGGCCGCGCCTCCATACCTGTGACCCGACCTCGTTCGCGTACACGGCCCACAGGATCGCCCTCTCGAGGTCGTCACGCAGGTCTTCTATTGCTCCGTCGAACGCGTCGACCCAGTGCTCCCGCTCCCGGCGGTCGTGGATCTCATCCGGCGTCTCCCACTGGATGCTGGACGACGCGTCCCTGCATGTAGAGTCTGTGCTAGGGTACCACTTGACTCCTCGGTACACGATCTGGTGTGCGCCCCACACCCTCGCCACCGAGTCGACCTGCGCCAGCGGGTCGTCGTAGGCGATGGCGAGGTACATTTGCGCGTCGTCGGCGTCCTTTATCTTGTCCATCGCCTCCAACCACCACTCCGTTCTTACTCATCCTCGAGGATAGCATCAAGCTCTTCGAGAGTAGCGTTCGGCTTTTCTCTCCAACGCTTGACCCGGCTGACGACCGACGACGCAGTCGACACAGCCGCAAACTCGACTGTCGTGAACCTGTACCCGCAACCTCTGCACTCCCTCCTGCGCCTGCGGCCCCCAATGATGTAACGGGAATTGACTGTAATTGTTTTGCTGCCGCACTTCGTGCAAAGCATCGTGCCCCCTACGCGATCACCATCAGACCCTTCTTGACCCAACGCTCAACCTGCTTCGGGTAGAGTGCATTGAACCAAGCCCTCTTCTCATCGCGCGACATCTTCGACCCTTGATCGTACTCCCGGTGGCACGCTGCACACAGGTCTAGGGCCCAGTAGTCTGGGGCCTTGATCCCCATTCCCTTTCCTTCGTTCCTGTGTGCTAGTACGACAGTTCCATCGCGCGCTCCGCACGAGATGCAGCTTTCGTCATCAGCCGCAAACTTCAGTGACGGGTACCTCATAGCGTAAGCTCCAGACCAAGTGTGTTTGCAGCGTACTCGCGGATCGACTCGATGAACTCAGAGAACGCTTTCGCCGACATCTCCGTCGTCGAACGCCTACGCTTCACGACTTCCCCATTCGGAAGCTCTACCTCGTCGCACGGCCCAAACTCTCGAGCGAAGAACTCCCACCAAGCGTCAGCAGAAAACTGTCTCCCATTCACCCACGCGTTCGAGGCCACCTCGCGTACGAGTGCTCGAGCGTAGTCGTTCTGGTCGCGCGTCCTCGGCTTAGATGCCTCCGATACCGAAACAGAAAGCAGGACGGATTTCCTGTTCGCTTCGATGAACGCCTTTGCCCTTTCCCATACAACGTCATCCCTCAAGACAAAATTCCGGTACAGAGTCGAGCCTGACATAACTCGAATCCCTCATCCACCGTTTGAACGTCTGGAGCCTGCAAGCGTACAACCTGTCGCCACCCATTCGAGTACAGGACGAATGGAGGCCTGATGTCGATGATGTACCGTGGCCGGCCAGACTTCTGTACGTAGAGGCCGAACCCAACCTCAGTTCTTCGCCTCCCCACCTTTCACCTCGCTGTCGCTGATTGTATCCATGACGACACGGACAGCACCCGGTAGTGCAACGTACATCTGCTCCGGCGACATCGTGCTGCCGATGAACGACAGGTTCGCGTTCTCATTGTTTGCAGACTCTGCAACTACGACGAATACCACTGGAGACTCACACTTCTCCGCGAACTCGGTTCCGCTTCGTAGCGTGCGAAGGACCGACTCCTTCGGGTTGTCGACCGAACCGACCTCAGCAACTCCCTCTTTCAAGATCATGTCACACCCCAATGAAAAGCGAGGACACGACGCCCTCGACACCGATGCCGAGGTCGGCAATCGATCCGTCGTTTACGATGACGTAGTCGACCTCGATGTTGAAAATGTGCCGCTCACTCTCGTGCGCGGTTGACTGCGTGATGACCGGGTTCTCGACGCGCACCATCGCTCCACCGAGCCTCTTGATCATCTCGGCCTCATCCGGAAACCTGACGTCGTCGACCACGACGGAGACCCCGTTCGACACAAGCCTCCCGATCTCCTTCTGGGCGATCCTGACCCAGATGTCCTCCCCGATGGTGCGGCGGCCCCACTCGGTCCCGAGAGTCTGCATCACGTACCGTGGAGTCTTTCCGCACAACTCGTCGAGCGGAATCTCCTTCAGCGGACCGTCGACTTGGTCGTGCGTGAGGCCGAGAGCGCGCGCCATCTTTTTGATGGGTTCAGCAAGTCTGACGCGGGAGAAGTCGTACCTGTCGCACAAGATGCGCGCCGCAGTAGTCTTTCCAGAACCTGCTGTTCCAGTGATGCCTACGACCAGAGGGTTCCGAAGCGCGCCACCTGCGAACGAGAACCCGACCGGCAACTCAACGTATGCCCGTTTAACCACGAAGCCTCCTATGGATCACCATTGCGACGATGCACCCGAGCCCGCTTCCAAGTCCGGTCGGGATAACGATCCACCCCCAACCGTTGTGTGCGATGTTGGCTACCACGAACACCTCACACACTGCCATCGTCACGGATGTAGGGACGACCCACGCGAACTTGTCGTGCTGCACGTTAAGCTGCTGGAACGCCTTCACCATGACGAAGACGAAGCTGGCCAAGAATACCAGAACGTAGTCAACACCAACACCCATCTTCTCCCCTGTTGCCTTTTTCCCACTGCTCGTTCGCGTCCCTCCTGATCCTGTCTGCAGCCTCCTGACCGCGTGTTACGAGCACCCTGCCGATGAGTGCGAGGGCCCTCGTCATCTGGCCGGACGCCTTCATCCTAAGAAAGGAGCGCACCTCACACTGGTGCCTGTACTCTTCGTCAGAAGTATTCATCGTCCCTCCTGCCACGACGCTTCGGGAGTTCGCCTTGAAGCTGTGCGAACTTCGTCAGGTTGCCGATGTACATGAGTGGTATGGAGCACACTCCGCCTTGCCTGTTCTTCTCGATGAGAAGCTCACGGATACCCCTCCACTCGGGGTCGTCATTGTAGCGCTCCTCGGCGTACAGCATCATGACGATGTCTGCATCCTGCTCGATAGCTCCGGAGTCACGGAGGTCGGAGAGTGTTGGCCTCTTGTTGTTACGCTCCTCGCACCTGCGACTAAGCTGCGACAGGGCTACGACGGCGACGTCAAGCTCCTTCGCAATCGCCTTCAGGCCTCGGCTGATCTCCTCGATCTCGGCGTTCCGGTTCTCTCGGTTGCCGACCATCAGTTGCAGGTAGTCCACGATCAACAGGTCGAGTCCTGACTTCCTCTTGTGCGCCCTCGCCTTCGTCTTGACGTCGAAGATCGAGAGGCCGCTCTGGTCGTCGACGTAGAACTTCAGCTGCCCGCAGAAGGCTGATGCATCAACAAGGCGCGACCAGTACTCGTCGTTCTGGTCTGGCGACATTATCCAGTCCAGCGGGATGCTGCCGATCTGTGCAAGGGCCCTGTCGCCAACCTCTCGGCAACTCATCTCCATCGAAAGCATCATGACCGAGTGTTCGCGTGCAGCGTACATCCCGATGGTCTGTGCGAACGCGGTCTTCCCGACAGACGGTCGGGCAGCAACGATGACAAGGTTTCCCCTGCGGAGTCCACCACAGAGGGCACGGTCGACTGCAGCAATCCCTGTACGTATGACTGACTCGCGCCCTTCAGACCTGCCGGATACCGTCTTGACGGACTCGGTTGCGATGTCGCCGATGTGCCTAGCAACCCTGCGTGCCCTCCTGCTCGTAACCGACTCGATCTCGGACTGTGCTGTGTCGAGCTTCTCATCGGTAGGTAGGGCAGACGTAGCAACCTCGATGATCCTCGAACCTGCTGCTACAAGACCACGTTCAAGAGCCTTCGACCTGACGACCTCTGCATACCGGGCAACACCAGCAGAACTTGGTGTGGACGAAACGAGGTCATTCAGGTACTGCATCTCGACATCGTGACCAGTCTCCCTAAGCCTCTCGAAGACCGACACGATGTCTGTTGGCTTGGAATTCTCGTAAAGCCAGATGATGGCAGAGTAAATCTGACGGTGAATACCAACAGAGAAATGTTCAACAGAAACATCTTCTACCCTGTCGATACATTCACCATCCAGCATTAAAGAACCAAGTAGTGCCTGTTCAGCCTCAATAGACCTTGTAGCATCAGAAGTCATGAAAATCTCCCTAACCGGGCGCGGTTGCGCCCTCCCATGTGGCTACGTTGTCCCCATAATGGGGATCGCAGGACAGCCCCCCCTACCCCCCAAACAAAAAGTTGAGAGTAGGAGAGGGGATCGCATTCGTAGAACCGTGTATCGGCGCACGCAACGCTCGTACGCTCCCCGGCCAGCACGGTATACAGCCTAGCCCGCAGTCGTATGGGAGTTGCACCCCGCTGCGAATTGTTTAACGACCGTAGCGTCGAGTCGGTGTTCTGCTCCGGGCGGCCCATGCAAGCCCACTGCTGACGCGCGGAGTGCGCCTCACACTTTCCCCAGAGTGTGGAGGCGTGGTCGGTTGCTACGTTGCGTAGCTGGGGCGGCTAGGGGGAACCCCACCGACCACGTGGAGCGGAGCATACCACAAAATTCTCAGCGCAATACCAAGAATGCGGTAGTTGTATTTACGCAACAGAAACGAAATCTATTATCACATGTCAACGGGCGTGCTATTCTCCGTCCAACACGTAGCATTCTGGCGCCGCACCTCTCTGTGGCGGCTGGGTTCTCAACCGAAGGGGGCAAGATGTCAGGTGTCATCAACGCGGTAGCGGCAATCATCGGTGAACTCTCGTCAGAGGGTATCTCCAAGCAGAGGAAGAACACGCAGCAGGGGTATATGTTCCGCGGCATCGACGACGTGCTGAATGCGCTGTCGTCCTTGTACGCGAAGTACAAGGTGGTCGTCGTGCCGTCGTACTCGAACCGCGTAATCACGGAGAAGGCTGCCAAGAATGGCGGCATCATCTTCTCCGTCGTGGTCGAGGGCAAGTACCGCATCATCCACGAGGACGGCAGCGAGATCGTCGCTGGCCCGTTCATCGGTGAGGCGATGGATTCCGCCGACAAGGCCACCAACAAAGCCATGTCGGCCGCCTACAAGTACTTCGCCCTCCAGACATTCGCAATCCCAACGGAGGGCGACAATGACGCTGACGCGCACACGCCAGCCGTCGTAGCGTCTCCGTCAAAGCATGTCGACGAGTCCGCACTGTCTGACGCTGTCGAAGGGGTCACGACTGGTGACGAGTGGGAGTCGGCCAAGTCGTACGTATTCCTCGCATGCAAGGGCGCAGGCGACCGTGAACTGTGGGCACGTATGCGGCAGAAGCTCGCCGACAAGGCGAAGGAGATTGGGCACACACCGCGGGCAAAGGTGCAGTAGCCATGAGTGAAGAGGTCATCTTCGAGATCCGGCGCGACCCGAACCCTCCTCAGAAGCGGACGCGTGTTCCGGGGTTGGCCAATGCGATGCGGAACATGACTGTCGGTTCGTACATCGACGTCCCGCTGAGAATGAGGTCGAGCATCTATCCCGTTGCCAAGCGCATCAGGATCGACGTAACGATCCGCAAGATGGGCGAGATCGTCAGGGTGTGGAGGGTGGCGTGAGCGACCTCGTGATCGTGAACATAGAGCAGGGGTCGCAAGAGTGGCACAAGCTGAGGCGGACGAAGAGGCCAGCCTCGATGACCCCGATGGTCACAGGCTCCAGCCGATTCGGCTCTATCACTGATGCGTACGACTACTTCGTCAGCGGCGAAGGGATCGGCGAGAATGCCGCGATGAGGTACGGGAAGGAGATGGAGAAGAAGGCGCGCGCCGAGCTTGAGCTTGTGCTGAGCGAGACTGGCGAGCCAATCGTAGGGTACCGTGGCGACTACCTTGCTTCTCTCGACTTCTACTCCGGCAACTGGATCGTCGACATCAAGTGCCCATACAGCGGCACCGCGTCGTCGACGTGGAAGGAGGCGCTCAAGGGCGAGATCGAGCCACAGTATGCAGAGCAACTTGAGCACCAATACAGGGTGTTCGGCTCCGACCGTGTCGGGCTCTACGTGTGGACTCCGGGCGGTGGCCTTTTCATCGAGTACAAGCCCGACCAGAAGCTGTGGGACAACATCCGGCGCGCGTGGGACGACTTCTTCGAGAAGTACGTCAACAAGAACATCCGCCCGACCGACTGCGTGACTAGGGACGACAGCCTGTGGTTGTCGTTGGCGTCATCGCTGATCGAGACGAACGCCAAGATTGCGGAGTTTTCGGCTCAGGCTGACGCCATCAAGCAGAAGCTGAAGGATCTTGCTGGGGATACAAGCGCAACCGGTGGCGGCGTCACGGTGCGGCGCTACTGGAAGAACAATCAGGTGGATAAGGACGCAGCGATCAAGGAGCTTTTGCCGCCGTGGGAGTCGTTCGAAGAGTTCATGAAACGGTTCTCGACCGGTGGACGGTGGGAGAAGCGTGTTGTCATCGAAAGGAGTGGTAATGTCGAGCGTGAATAGGGCCATCATACTTGGCCGAATCGGTAAAGACCCGGAGGTGAAGCACCTCTCTGCAGAGACGTCTGTGGCTTCATTCAACGTGGCCACGACGTTCAGGAAGTCGAAGGTGGACGAAGATACCGAGTGGCACCGTATCGTCGCTTGGGACCGCCTCGCAGATGTGGTCGGCAAGTACGCCAAGAAGGGTGACCTCATCTACATCGAGGGTCGCCTTCGTACGCGCAAGTGGACAGACAAGAGCGGAAACGAGCGCGACGTCACCGAGATCGTTGCGGAGCGCATCCAGCTTATCGGGCGCACCGTGAAGCGCGACGAAGTCGAGCAGAAAACATCTGCATCGCCGGTGGACACGTCTGGCGGAATCGCGGATATGGATTCCGACATCCCTTTTAATTGTCCTCCGTTCTAAAATGATGGTCGAATCGGACATTCGACCATGGAACGGAGGGAATATGAAGAAGTGCGGTAGCTGCGGCATCACAAAGAACCTGTCCGAGTTCTATACCCACAAGGAGATGTCTGACGGGCACATTCACCGGTGTATCGGATCTTGAGGCGAATGTTCAACCCACTGTACGCAACCTATCTGGTCATTAGGATCGCGTTCTGGCGCTTCGTTCTTCTGTGCGCCGGTAGGCGACACCCTTCGAGGCTGCACGCGCAGTGGATGGTGTTCCTTCTACGCGACGCTCTGCGCCGAGAGTTCCGCGAACGACTCATCAAGTGAGCAAAACAACAACAGCAGGCTGACTGATGTAGCAGGCGCGCCTATTCAAGGCGCTTATTGGGAGAGCTGAAGATGAAACCAATGAAGGCTGTAGCAAAGCTCATGTGCGGCTTGTCCATCTTGGCTGCCGTTGTTGGATCCGCTGGTTGTAGCGACGCGCACGTCGTTTCTGCGAACCTCTCAAAGGCAGCAGATAACTTTGAGATCAACCGGCGCATCGTGTTCTACAACGGTATAACCGGAGAGTACATGCTTGTCATCGAGG